GGACTATCTGTATCAGATTTCACTATAGATAATGCTTCTGGTCAAGCTGTAAGGCTTGATATACAAGCGTGTTTTAAGGCTTTGCAAGGACAAAATGCTGAAAGTGCTGACTCAGATATGGCATCAAGTCAATGCGTAGCTGGTATGCTTTTTTTAAATACCACTTCAAAGGTTTTAAAGGTAAGAAATTCAAGTAATGGTGATTTTACTGATATAGGAAATATAGATCAAGATAATTTAGGTTTGTTATCTAAAGCTGGCGGTACCATGACAGGTCCGTTGCTAATAGATGATTCTAGTAGTGAATCTACTCCTGCTTTATCTTTTGATACAAATACAAATTTAGGTTTATTTAGAAAAGGTGCAAACCAAATGGGTTTTTCATCTAGTGGAACTGAACAGTTATTTATGGATGGAAATGGATTAACTTTAAACAATCAAAAATCACTGCGTTTTTCTGAACCAACAAGTGCAGGTTCTCAATATGTAGAGGTAAAAGCACCTGCAGCTTTATCTAGTAATTTAACTTTAACTTTACCCTCCACCACACCCACTGCTGAATCTACCGTTAGTGCTGGTTCTGGATTAGCTTTAATTGCTATTGACGAAAGTGGTGCATTAGGTTGGGGTACAGCAGGAGGCGGAGCAGAAGGTGGTGGTAATGATGAAATATTTTGGGAAAATGACCAAACTGTTACGCAGAACTATACAATTACAAATGGTAAGAACGCAGGAAGTTTTGGCCCTATAGAAATTCAAGGTGGAGTTACAGTTACAGTTGGTGCAGGAGAATCATGGACTATAGTATAAAAATGTATATAATAAACTTAAGTAAAAAAATGGAGGGTCGTAAGTAAATAATGGCTGTAGTTATAAATGGAAATGGAGCAGTAACAGGACTTTCAGCCTTGCCAGATTCAGCTATGGCAGAAGGTTCTATAATTCAAGTTGTTCAAAGTTCAACTACCACAGCAGTATCAAATACAACTGTTACTTTTGCTGACACAAATTTAAGTGGAACTATTACGCCTACTTCTTCTTCAAATAAAATTTTAGTTATTGTTCAACAACAGACATTTTTCGCTTCAGCAAACAGTGGTACAGGTTCGGGTATTAATTTACTTAGAGGATCAACAGAAATCTTTAACTCCCCTGCAAACAGTAGTGGACCGTACGGTCAATTTATAAGTGGTGGAAATATATCCAGTATGAATCATCACTTTACAAAAGTTATACATTTTTTAGATTCTCCTAATACTACAAGTGCAGTTACCTATAAAACACAGTTTGCTCTTTTTGCAGCAGGAGCAAGTTCAACAGCAACTTGTCAAAATAATACTTCGCCACATAATGGAAAATCAATTATGACTTTAATGGAGGTTGTATCATGAGCTTAGATCACCAAGCAATATTAAAAGCATATCCAGAAGTAGGCATTGTAAATGACGCTACAGGTGCATTTAAGGAAGATGGAACTCAAGTAACTCTTGTTCAATCTAAAATAGATGCCGCAAGAGCAGCACTAGATGCTGAAGCGGTCCAAAATAAATATAAAACAGACAGGACAACTGATGGTTCTACTGTTTACGCTTCTTTCGGAGATCAACTTGATATGTTGTATAAGGATATAGTTGCCGGTAAACTAGATACAACTGGAACGTGGGCAACCCACATCAAAGCCGTTAAAGATGCTAATCCAAAACCATGAGTCAAATTAAATTAAAACATAGCGGAGGTAACGGTGTAATAATTGCAGCACCTACATCAAACCCCGCTGCCGATCGGACATTATTATTACCTAGTGATGGGGATTCAACTATTGATACTCTTGCAAGAGCAGGGAATATTTTACAAGTAAAACAAACAGTAAAAAAAGATGTTTTTTCTGAAAGTGTAGCTACTGGTAACGCCTCAGCCGATATAACAGGTTTGTCTGTAGCCATTACCCCTACAAGTTCTACTAATAAAATATTATTAATTCCAAGTGTAACTTGTGGCGCTTACGCTAATGTACTTATTTATAAAGACGGCTCTTTAATAAGTGATGCTATTGGCGATGCAGGTGCTGATTTTAGAGCATCTTTTAGTGCTGACATTAATATTTTTGTCGTTTCAACTATCACTGGCACGTTTTTAGATACTGCTGGAGGTACTTCAGAAATCACTTACAGTATAAGGTTACAAACTAGAGCTCAAGATACACAAACTTTGTTTGTTAATAGAGCAAATGATAGCGATGAAAGTGGGGGTAGTACTAATTTTGGTCGCTACATTTCAACATTTACAGCAATGGAGGTAGCAGCATAGTGCCTATCTTCTATAATTAAGGAAAAAATATTATGGCCTTAGATCACGAAGCTATTTACAAAGCATACGCTGGAACAGTTGTCAGTATTGATGATAGTGCTGGTGCATTTGATAAAGATGGTAAATCTGTTACTTTAGATCAGTCTCTAATAGATGCTGCACGAAATACATTAAATACTGAAGCAGCAGCTATAGCTTATCAATCTGTTAGAAAGCCTTTATACCCATCATTGGGTGACTTTGCAGATGCTATGTACTGGAATAGTAAGGGAGATTCCAGTAAACTAACAGCATATTACGCAGCCTGTGAAAAGGTAAAAACAGACAACCCAAAACCTAGTTAAAAATGTCCGAACTCAAAGTTAACAGCATAAAAGGAACAGGAGCTAGTACAGCAGCTATCACGATTGATAGTTCTTCTGGTGGCTGCTCTGCCAATATTACTAATAGACCTAATAGAAATTTAATTATTAATGGAGCTATGCAAGTGGCTCAACGTGGTACGTCTAACACAACAAACGGATATGGTACTGTTGATAGAATTTATGTGGGATATAGCGGTACAGATGAAGCACCAACACAGGCACAAGTTGATGTTGCTAGTGGGGAAACTCCTTTTACTTTAGGACTCAGAAAAGCATTCAAAATTACAAATGGAAACCAATCTAGTGGTGCTGGTGCTGATGATTATATATATTTTAATGCTCAAGCAATAGAAGCACAAAATTTAGCAAATTCTGGTTGGAATTTTAAATCAAGTTCAAGTAATATTACTCTTTCATTTTATGTAAGATCAAGTGTTGCACAGAATTTTTACTTTCAATTTGATGTTAGAGATGGAACAAGATATGCCTATGCAATGGAAACAGGTTCATTAACTGCTGATACTTGGACAAAAGTTACAAAAGTGATTCCTGGTAATTCAAATCTCACTATAGATAATGATAATGGAGTTGGAGCGTTTATTACATTTGGTCTTTTTTGGGGAACAAATCTTACATCAAGTAGCGTATCTCTTAATACTTGGGCTGTTGCGGATGATTCTGCTAAAACACCTGATTACACTTCAACTTGGTACACAACAAATGATGCAACCTTTGAAATTACAGGAGTTCAGCTAGAAGTAAGTGATGTTGCAACAGATTTTGAGCATAGGTCAATCGGTCAGGAGCTTGCTTTATGTCAAAGATATTTTGTTAAATATGATTCTTCAAACATACAAATGAATTTAAATAGATCAGGTGGAAGAAGAATAGCAAATGTATATTTGCCTGTGGAAATGCGAGGTACTCCTACTGTTTCAATTACAACTCAATTTGATGATGGTGGAGCAACTATAAGTGCAGCTAATATAGGAGAAAAACACTTTAATTTTGTACAAGCATCATCCAATGCAAGTAATGATGCACCTAATGTCCAAGTTTTTGAGGTATCTGCCGAGCTTTAATTATGTACAAAAAAATTAAAAATGATCTTACAGGTTTAGACAAAACCGATATGATATTAAAAATTAAAGATGATTCTGGTAACACTATTCCTACCATGTATATACCAGTTAGTGAATCAAACATTGACTACCAAGATTACCTTGCTTGGGTAGCAGAAGGAAATACTGCGGAGGCATCAGATTAATGGCAATAGCACCTGGAACATATAACATGACCGTTCAAAGAAGATCGGATCATAGTGTTCCCATTGTGCTGAAAGATAACTCTGGAACGGCAATAAATTTAACAGGATTTACAGTAGCAGCACAGGTTTGGGATGAATCACGTTCCACAAAATATGCAGATTGGGCTGTTACTTATACAGATAGAGCAGCAGGATCTTTTTCTATAGCGTTAACAGACACCCAAACAGCTACATTTACTCCTGAGATATTAGCTTACGATGTGTTATTAGTTGATGGATCGGGTCTCAAAGAATATTATTTAGAGGGTAAGATATTTATGAGTGAGGGCTACACAACCACATGAGTCAAGTCAACATTACAACCACG